CGGGTGCCGTTTGAGTAGATGTTAGCTTAGGTGTGAAAGTTGTGCAGGTAATGCCACCAGTGACAACACCATCAGTATTATTCTTTCCCCACTGCATCAAGCCATCCGCATCCACACCTGAGTTGATGGGATAGCAAGTGGTTGCCCCACCAATAATCCAAGCCTTGACTATGCTGTCATAGGTGCAAGTGACTGTGGCAGGTACATAAGCCCAGATGAATGCAGGTGCATGATCTAAGGGAATGGAATCATCAACCTCTGAATTGAAAACTCCATCCTTGGACTTCTTTAAAAGTCTTAGAAGTTGCTTGGCTGTTTCAAATTCGAATGCTACTGGGTCAGCCATTAGAAGAATCCTAGTCCTGGTAAAGTTGCAAAGTTAACAGTGCCGTAAACATCCGCACTTGGGAAAATTACATAGCTATTGGTAGCACCCGCTGCTGCTTTTTTACCAAATCCATTTAGCCTAACTGGTTGAGTTATTTTTGCGCCACCTTCAAATATCGGTGCCCTCTCGTTATCATCCTTCTTGATGCGATATCCCATATCTAGCAAGTACATATCCCAACCAATCACAGTGGTGTTATCTATTGGGCTAACACTGGTGTTGATTTCAATTTCATAGGTTAACCGCCAGTATTGAAAGCTACCTTCAAGCAATAACTCAGTGTTAATATTCTTAATCTTTCCTGTCTTAGCTGGGATCGATAACACACACCCAGTGCCTGTGGTGAATGTCACACTGGTAGAATTTACTTTGCCAATGTAGGTGGCTAGGGTGTAGCTGTTGATTGCTTTAACATTGCAGCCGATACTAAACACTGGCCTAAACTTTTCCACTGTGATGGGTGGAACAAAAGGATCACCTGCACTGTTGTTAATGTTCGGCACTATGTAAGGGAATGAAACAAAGTTCACTTTAAAATCGGGTGGTCTTAGGGTGGGGTTTGCTTCCCTATCTGCTGGTTTCTGTCCAGTCTGCTGGGTTTCCACTTGGGGTGGTGGGGTGCTGCCTTCAGAGGTGGTGGATACTGCATCAGGATTGGAACTATATTCAATCGTGACTTTCCAAGTTTGTGGGTCATCCTGCTCTGGGCTGATGTTTACAGACTGAGCATAGCTGTCATCATCCCCAGGGAAAAGATCCCCAATCTGGGGGCAGTTGGGATGCCCATAAATGGCATCATAAATGTTAATATCCGTCTGCTCTAAGGTATTAGTATGAACAATGAAGGATCGCGAAAAAGTGTTCTGGTAGCTCTTATCCAGAGTTCCTTTTCTTTCCTGCCATAGCTCTTCAAATAGATCAATAGCCATGATGATTCCTAAGGGTTAAGGGCCACTGCAATTTGTTGAGGTCTTGGCATTGCTGCGGGTAGATTCTTAATAGCTTCTGCAATTTCTCTGGCAGCTTCTAACTGTTGGGCTTCTACCTCTGCAGCAGCTTCCATCAGTTGCCTGATTTCTTCCTGAACATTTTTACCTTTGCCCATCTCATCGACTTTGACTTGGAATTCTGCAGCCGATCCAGCTTGCACTGCACTAGCGAATTGCTGTGGACCGCCTAGGCCGGTGGCTTGTTTTAGTTTGGCAATGGCATTAGCACTACCAAGAGCAAAAGCCCTAACACCCTCAGGGCCTTCATTGAGCATGCCTTTAAGTTTTGCTACTTCATTTTCATACTGCTGTAGTGGTGTAATGTTATCGGCAAAGAACTTCTTCCAACCTGGTTCTTCTATCCTCATGGGCTTTTGGACTTCATCACTTAGCTTTTGCCACTGCTTATCAAATTCAGCCAGTTCCATTTCAGCTAGCTGCATCTCTTCTTCAAGAGCTGTTAGCCAAGTTCCACCCCCATTGGATGCAGGTTGCATCATGTCATTAATATCATCAGGACCAAAGCCACCACCTGCACCACTCATGTCTGTATCTGCTAAATTCTGTGCGTTCTGCGCTGCTAGATCAAAAGCATTAGCTAGGTTGTTTACTGCATCAGTTGCTGCCAATGTATTATTTCCGATTGTGGTTACACCATTAGCTGCATCCGTTAAACCTAATCCCCAATTTACAGTTGCTGCCCCTGCATCAGATATTGGATTAAGTATGTTGTCCTGAATAGCCTGTGCCCAGCTATTACCTTTCTTTAAAACAGTTCCGCCTACCCTGATAAAATCCACTGTGAATCCAATTATCGTTGAAAGCGCATCAATCATTGGCTTTAGATCTTCTAGCATTTTAGCTGCAGCTTTTCGAACCTGCTCAAGCATTTCATCAATGGTCATTTTTTCAGTGAATATTACCCACTCATCAATAACACCAGCTAAATTATCCATCACCATTCCAGTGGTAGTGGAAACAAAGGCACCAATCTTTTGTAATAGTGGTTCTAGATCCTCAGCCTTTTTAAAGACGGAATCAAAGAAGTTGGTAACAGTATCACCAAGGTTGACTAATCCAAAACCCTCTAGAAGACTAGTTCCAAGTTTCTGCATCAGGACTTCAATATTATTGGTAACCCTGCTCCAGACTCCTGAAAAACTATTGGCAGATTCCTGTGCTGCTGCTGCCATGTTTGGCATTGCTGCTGCATCTTGTAAACCCACCGCTGCATCCGTAACTGATACCAGCCCTGCAGCTACTCTGCGCTTAAGCTCATCAACACTGATTCCCATCCTACTAGCCATGGCTTCAAAAATCGGGATGCCCTCTTCAGCCAATTTGCCCAGGGCAGACATAGTTGCCACACCCTCACTAGCCATGTCAGCTAGTTTGTCTGTGATCAGGGCTACAATCTTTTCGGGATTTCCTAGGGCTACACCAAGTCTATTAAAGTCCTTGATTAAACCAGTAACTACATCGGGTCTGAATTTCATCTGGCTTAATCGGGTAGCTGCTTCCCCTAATGCGTTAAAGCTGGCACTGGGGCCAGTCTTCATGATGTCTTGCAAACCTTTAGCTATCCCTTTAAATCCAGTCAGTGCCTTAAGCCTGTTATCTAGTTCTTGAAACTTACTTCCAGAATCGATAACCTTGGCACCTAGATCAATCACAGAGGATGTAATCTTAGTTACCAGATTCAAAGCCCCATCAAATATCTTGCTGAATGCACTGGTGAAGAAACCTATGCCTAGCATGTCGGTGATTTTCATGCCACCAACAGATGCTGCACCCTTAGATTTTTGCCCACCACCTGCATTAATTTTGTTGGCTTTATCGGTAGCATCCATCAATTTTCTAGTGGAATCAGCAGCTAGATTATTAGCTTTATTGAATCCACTGGTTTTTGATGCTGCTGAATCCATCGCAGATGTGAAGCTGGAAAGGTCTGCTGTAACGGATAGACTGGCTCGTCCTAAGGATGTATCTGCCATGTCTAATTCCTTTTCTTAGTAACCAACCCGCCTAAAATTGCTGCAAGCATTTCAGGGGTCTGCTTTTGCTCTACTGCTCGTACACCTAACCAGTCAGGGATAAAATCAGATAGCTTGTGTTTGCTGGTTGATGTGCATGCCACTTGGGTATGCTGAACGGAACCAGCTAAGAAATCTAATCGCGCATCCCCTATGGGTTCGATCCTAGCAAATGCGACCCACTCCATGAATTCAGAATGGCTCATATCCTGCTCGATCTCGGACACCATCTTTTTAAGATGTCCAGCCAGCCTGAATAGAAATAATCTACTCGGGCTTTCCCTTAGTTTTTTTCCGCATCCTCTACTGCACCTGCTCCAATACGATTGATTTTCAAGATCGCATCAAAGATTTTTTCTAGGATTGTGGCAGGTAACACATTTACTTCAGCGATATCCGCTTCTGTAAATAATGCTTTTCCTTTTTCATCGCAGCACCCTTTGATGAGCATCCGTGCCCGCAAGTTTTCTGGGGTCTTCCCCTTTGTTCGTGCTGCGTTAAATTCGTTATCTATTGAATCTCGTTCACCTACTGTCAAACTTCTGACCCAAACAGATCCTTCCCATTCTGGAACTAAAACTTCCTGCCTAGGCAAGTTGTCTTTTTTCGAAAGGATCTGTGATCGAGATAAAGCCATAACAAAAGACTCCTAGTTAAATATAACAAGCGCCTGAGACTTTAATCGTGAAAGATGCCTTGATCAGGTCATCACCCACAGCAATGGTGCTAATACCCCTAGAGGTAATAAAACCTTTAACTGCAATCGACAAGGTAATAGGGGCAGGAATGGCAATCGTAAAGGTTGTTTCTACTACAGGGCTAGCATTCGCAAGCGCATTCATGGCTGCATAATTTGCTGCAGTCAGGTTAACTTCAAAGCTCATTTCCCCTGGATCTTCCCATCCTGCGATAAAGGTATGGGTTTGACCAGTGGTGGAAAGGTTGCTGGTTTGAATGGCTGAAGTTTTGCTTTGGGGTGGAGTAATTGAAATCACTTCTCCAACAGCAGTACCAGCGGTGAGGGTAACTCCATAAGTTGATGCTACTGACATAATTCTAGCCTCCAAAAAAATCGGTTATTGGTTCTGTGAAACTTACCACCACATCAATCGTTGCTCGGTGGATCCCTGTATCTTTTGCAGATTCCAGATCCCAC